ACGTTGGAGGGTATAACGAGTTTTTTCGGATAGTTATGGCTCATATTGATCTTGAGTCATACTTTAAACTTAACTTTTCATTGATGCAACACCATAAATATTCTTTGACCGAAATTGAAAATATGATGCCTTGGGAGAGAGATATTTATGTTGGACTGTTAAATCAGTACATTGAAGAGGAAAATTCAAAAATGCAACAGCAATGATTAGACCGTTACTTACACCTAGAAAAATTACAGGAAATGCAACAATAGGTTTAGTTTCTGCTGCCAGAAATAGTGTTCGCAATATTAAAAGATCCACAGACACAATATCTAATGCACCAGGTGTAACAAAGGAACAAAAATTTGGCATGAATTATGTTGGGTTTTTTGGTTCTAAAAAGAACTCTAAGATTTTAGATAAGAGTTTGAAAACAATCAGAGATTCAATGGTTTCTACATTTGGAATCGCAAATGCGTTAAAAATAGCAGTGAAAACAGGTCAAGGAATATTTGGATTTATAGGAAAAATATTTAAGTTTGCAGGATCGATACTAAATCTTTTACCTTTTAGTGGAATCATAAAAACATTTTTAGTATCAATTGCTGTTGGTGGTCTGGGTGGCTTGTTTCTTAAGTTTAAAGATCAAATTCTTGGATTTTTTGAAAGAAGTGAAATTGCAAGTAAAATATTTGATGCAATTAAATCCAAAGCAAAAGGATTTACATCTTATATTAAAAATATTATTGCTGAATTTCTTGTCTCTAGAGGAACGTCTCCAGAGTTTCAGACTATTAGAAAAGCAAGTGAATCAAGATTGAGTTCTGCAATATTGGAATCTGGTAAAACTCAGGATTCGGCAATAGTTGCAAGAGATAATGAAGTTGAATTATTGAAAAAGGAAAGGGAAGACTTTAAAGTAAATCAAAAACCTGATAGTAACGCACCAGATGAATCTAAGGATTTTTATCGAAATACACTTAAAGCATTTGATGACAGAATAACTGAATTACAAACTGGAAGAGTTCCTGTTGAAGAACCGTTCAAAACACCTTTTAAAATTTTTGGCCGACAAAGGAATATACCTGGTACTCAATATTTTGATGTCATAGGAAAATTTGCAGGTGATGTTACTGCTCAACAAGGAATATATTCTCAGAGAGATTTAGAGGGTTTATCAGGACAGGAAAGGTTAAACTTGATTAAAAGCACATTAAGAGAATTTCAAAATAGAGAGGATATATCAAAAGCAAAATTGATTTATGGGAGAGAATATGAAAGAGATGATTTATTAAATCTAAATCAAATGGATCAGGCAAAAGATATATTAAGATATCTTGATGCAGTAGAAGATCCTTTTGCAAATAATGAAAAGATAGATAAACAATTTATAAAGCAATTGGATAGCGTATATCCAATTATGCCTAAAGTAAAATCAAAATCTTTGACTAGAAAAATTTTTGATAGTGCTTTTAATTTAACACCTGTAGGTAGGGCAGTTAATTCGGGAACCAACTTATCAGTATTACCGATGGGTAACAATTCAACACAACCAGATCTTGTAAGAAATGATACAGGTGGTTTAACAAGTGGCCCTTCTATGAGATTATATTCTAATGTAGATCAAGATAATTATGTTGCGTTGATTAACAAGTCAAGTCTTAATGTTGTATAAGTATGGAAAAAATAAAATCAGTCAAGGGTAAATCCCCCATATCTTTACTAAAGTTTCAGGAAAAATCTGATTTTAAAAAATTTTTAAAGTTCATTCAAGATCAGACAAAAGAATTAAAGGGAGTTAAAAAACCAAAAGAAAATAAAATAAAATCTGCTTTGAAAGTTGGAGCAATTGGTTTAGGTGGATTGGGTATTGCTGGATTATTTGGTGCAGCCGCTGTAAAAGATAAAGATGATGAATTTGAAAAAGGAAAGGGATTAGATGAAGATGTTGATCTTTTTGCTGCGATAGGAAGAAGGAATGTTCCAGGAGTTTCTGATCCAAAAAGACCACTAGCCTCAATAAAACTTCCAGGTGATCCAAGACTGAAGCAAAATATAAGATTAGGAACAAGAACTAGGATAACAAGAGAGCGTACTCCTGAAGAGGCAAAAAGTGCAGAGGACGCACGACGAAATAGACTTAGGCAAAAAAAAGTTGTATCAGAGTCTGAACAAATCGCTGAAAAAGAAAGAGCAAAGAGAGGTATAAAGAAAAGACTAACACAGAATATATCTAGACAAGAAACTAGATCACAAATAGTACCTAAAGAAATACAAAAACTTAAAGGAGGCCAAGGAGTTTTATCTGGAGCAGGTGTAAAAGATCTTCCAGAAAGACCCACATCAAAATACTCAGATTATGGATCAAGAAAAAGATTTTCAAAACCCAAAACAAGTTTTCCAAAAACTAATGTAAAATTTTATGGTGATATGGGTTTCCAGAAATTTTTTGGTGGGACTCGCATAGGAAAAGTCAGACCAAAACCTGGTTTCAAGATAGATCCATTATCAGGAGATATTATACCAATAGATCCAATAGAACAAATTATTCGAGAAGCAGAGGCTGACCCTAATGTTCGTAAACAATTTTTAAAAGATTCTGGTTTAGATGATCTTAATAAAAGAGTAACACAAAGTGGAGATTTACCTAGTGAAAGATTTAGCAAAATGAGACGTGGTACTCGAACTTTTGCAGATTTCAGTCCTTTTAGAGACGCAAAATCTAAAGGACAGAGTAGAGTCACTGGAACCATTGGAAGGAGAACTTTCCCACAAAAAGGACTGTTAGGTAGATTGTCTCGAATATTAGTTAACAAAAGTAAAAACCCAAAGATAACAAGAGATAGTTTTCTTGGCATTTCTTATAAAGGCCCTAAACTTTCTATGCTTGCTAAAGTGGTTAACAATCCAGCTGTAAAAGTTGTTCTTTTTGGTATTGATCTTTTAAATACAATTCGATCTGGAGGGCAAGTATTTAATTCAAGAGATAATCTTGGAACTGCCTTATACGATTTGTATGTGTCAATTAATAACGCAATATATAAAGATGATCCTGAAAAATTAAAACTTTATAAAAGTTTATCTTCAAATGAAAAGATAATGATAAAGCAATATCAGAGAAATATGAAAATAATGGAAAGACAAGATGAAGCAGTTCAACAGAAATTTTTAAAGGCAATAGGAAAGGATTCTAATAATATTATAGTGGTTCCTCAGAATCAACAAAACACTAATATGAGTAGTGGTAATAATAATATACCAACTCGAACAGGTGGAACTGAAATAAGTTTACTTCCTTTTGAACCATTAAATATAGGTGACGATATACTTTTGCATAAACTGAATCAATAATGGCTATAGCATCTCAGGCACTTAGATACAAATATGTTTTCATCCAACCGATTGGAGGGAAACCAGTCGATTTGACTGCACACCTTCAACATATTGAATACTTTGAAAATATAATGAGTCCGACAATCACTATGAATATGAAGATACAATCTACTTTTAATTTTGTAAGTAGATTACCAATTCGTGGTGGTGAGAGAATATCAATGGAGATTGAAACTTTAGGTGGAACATTTAAATTTGGTAAGGTTGAAAAGGAGGAGGGTATAATACCAGGATCAGGAGAGTTATATGTTTACTCAGTTAAAAACTTAAGTCAACCATCTCAATCACAGTCATTTACTTTACACATAACATCACCAGAATACTTTTCAAATGAAACTTCAAGGTGTATGAAAAAATATAAGTCAACAACTATTGATAATCATGTAAAAGATATATTATTAAGTGACATGAAGATAAAAGAAAGTAGACTTGGAATTATAGAAAAATCAAAAAACCCATACGCATTTATTGGTAATACAAAAAAACCCTTTCATACTATTCAGTGGTTATGTCCAAAAGCAATTACAAGTTCTAAGCAAGGTGTGAAAGGAGAAGGTCAATCTGCAGAGGCAGTTGGAACTGCAGGATATTTGTTTTTTGAAAATAGAAAAGGATTTAATTTCAGAAGTATTGAGAGTTTAGTATCTCGAACTAGAGATTATGATGATAGTTCTAATTCAAAAGAAAAAGGAACCGATATACATGGGCCATACATATATCAAGGAAAAGGTGCAGTTGGAAATTTATATAAACTTGAAGAGAATTATAAAATAAATTTTTATAATGTTGATCGAGGATCTGATATTCGTAAAGCATTATCTGTTGGACAGTATGCGAATAAAACTATTTTCTTCAACTCTTTATCACATGTAACATCTGTATACGATTATAAACTCTATGATAATGTTGAAAATAAGTTAGGTAATGAAGAGAATCTTCCAGACCCAAGTGATTTGAGAACTTTAAATAGTAGACTTTTTGTTCGAGTATCTGATCATGGAGCACTTGGAATTGGAACTGGTGGATTTGATACTTCAGGAAGAGATGAGGCAGATCAAGCAAAGTCTATATCTAGATACAATGCACTATTTTCACAGTCCTTGAATATTCAAGTGCCATGCAATATAAATCTCAAAGTAGGTGATATAATTAATTGTGTATTTCCCGATTTGCAAGAAGGTCAAACTAAATCTTTAGATACAAGTGCAAGTGGAAATTATTTAATCGCAAGATTAAATCATCACCTCCAAGTAAACGCATGTTTTACATCAATGAATTTAATTCGAGACTCTTATGGATATGCACAAGTCAAATCTCCAAAAGTTTCTGACGCAGCTGTTGAGGGTGGTTATACTATAAGTAAAAAGAATATTAAGGATACAGGAATGTTGGTAAGAGCTGATACCGCACAATATGGAAACAGTTTCCCAGAAGGTTCCTTTAACATATCTAAATAATAACGTACATACTGTACATGGAGGTAAAAAAATGAAAAGCATAGAAGAACACATCGAACACGACAAGGAAGTTCTTGCCGATCCAACTACTTCTGAACCAATGAAGAGACATATGCTCGAAGAGTTACATGAACTCGAAGTATATGCTGACCATCATCACGATGAAATAGAAGCAGGTGATCATCACGATCCTAACGTGTTAGAATTATTCTGTGAGATGCACCCTGATGAACCAGAGTGTTTAGTATATGACGACTAATGATTGACCAGTTTACCGCATTAGGGAAAACAAATTTTTTAGGAAAGGACGGATTCAATTGGTGGATCGGTCAGATTGCTCCTCCTGAATCGTGGAGACCTATAAACGCTTACTTATCACAAAAAGCAGATCATAAACATAATCGAGTTAAAGTTCGTATTATAGGATACCATCCTTTCGATTGTGAAGGAGTGGTACTTCCTGATGATGATTTACCGTGGGCAGAGGTAATGATTCCTACTCATTCAGGATCTGGTCAGGCAAGTCTTAGTGAAACCATGATTCTCACTGGTGGAGAGACTTGTATTGGTTTCTTTTTAGATGGTGAGGATGCACAACAACCAGTTATTATGGGTTTGCTTCCTAAATTTAATAGAGTTGAAGAATCATACAATAATGTAGAGTCAAGACAAATAAAGAGTAGTTGCTTCAAACCATTTGAGGCTGACTTGGCAGGATCTGCTCATGCCATTGATTCTAATTCAAGACTTCAAGATGGAACCAGAATAGCAGTTGTCCCTAAAAATCTAGAGAATAGTTTGGCAAGCACTGTTGCTGAAGGTAAAAATACTAAAAAAAATACTCCTTGGACACCTTGTAATGATTCTGTCATTGGAAAAAGTACGCAAGCAATCACAGATTTCATAACAATACTACAGGGACTTGAAAATGTTGGTAGTAGTTGGATTGATCCATTGACAAACTCCGTTGTTAATATACAAGCAGAGTTGGCATTTGTCACAGGACAAATGTCTGGTATCATGAAAGGAACTATAAATTCAATTAAAACTAATCTTTTAAAGAACTTAAATAAAAAATTTAAAAAACTTTTAGGCCCCCTAAAAGCAGGTGCGAAAGGAATAGACTCTTTCTTTGAGGCAAAAAAATTAAAGAAAGGATTTAATGGTGTAATGGGATTAATATATTGTGCTTTTGAAAATGTTCTTGGAAAAATTAGTGGATTTATCAGTAACATGTTTCAAAATCTGATTGGAAATGTTGTAAATGGAGCATTATGTGCGATTGAACAGTTTACTGCAGGAATATTTGCAAAGGTATTTGATAGTCTAGAGGGTGCACTGGGAACAGTGATGAGTGGTTTAAATTGGTTAGTGGGTGGACTAGGTTCAGTCACTAATGTATTAAGAAGTGTAAGTGGATTAGCAAAAAAAATATTTGATTTCATTGGATGTAATGCAGAGAAATGTGCAAAACCAACAGATTGGGCATCAAATATTGGACAATCTCTAAAACCACCAGAGGATTATGGTAAATTTATGGATAAAGTGGGAACACTGGGTGGATTAAAAGATACTCTTGCAAATGCAGGAACAGGAATTGACAATAGGATAAGCAAGATATTTGGAAATGATAAGGAATCAAAAGTATCTGAAGGAACAGAACCTGGTTCAATCGAGAGAGCAATAGATCAGATATCCTTATTTGGTAATGGAAATAATCAATTTGATGTATGTAATAATAAAAACAATAATCCAACTTCTCAACAAGATGTTGTTCCAGTTAAACCAGGTTACATATATCCTAAGTGTATTCCACCAGAGGTTCAAGTTATAGGATCTGGAACAGGTGCTGAGTTATTCCTCGTGGTCGGTAATGACCGAAGAATTTTTTCAGTTGAGGTTATTAATGGTGGTAGTGGATATAATGACACTGATACAAATATAACAATCATTGATAATACTGGTAATGGATCTGGTGCAGATGTTAGAGCCATAGTTGAAGATGGTGTTATAAAAGAGGCAGTTATTCTTTCTTCTGGATCTGGTTATTGTTTAAATGCTAGTTTAACTCCAACTAGTGATCCTGATTCAACAACTAATGTGGGTATTGGAACTAATGTAGTTGGTATAGTAAAAGATGTTTACATCGTGACACCAGGTATAAAATATGATCCAGAAGACACAATAATTTTTGAAGGTATTGATGATGGTACAAATATTCCAATCACTACAACACCAAGTGGATCTATAGCTGTAGTTGATTTTCCAAATAATATAAACACAGAATTTACAACTATTCCAATTCTTACGGTCAATTCAAAAACTGGTGTTGGTGCAAATATAATTCCAATTATGTCATATAAACCATTATTTACAACTGATACTGGTGCTGACGAGAGAAGAACCAAACCACTCATTGGAATTCCAAGTGTCATTGATTGTATTGGTGATAATAAAGAAGTGGTTGGATACGTAAATGGTGTTGCTTATTCTGGGCCTTATCATGTAATGTCCAATGGATTAAAAATGACAGGTGCAACACATAGTGAGACAGATTTCATAATTTATGATACAATGGAAGAAAGTCTAGGACAACGAGCAACTGTCTCTCAAGTTATTAATGTTGGAGTAACAACATCATCAACAACAACTGTGGCAGAGACAGAAGTTGAAACTACACCAACAATTGTAACGACAACACCTACCACAACTTCAACTCCAACTATGGATACAACTCCCACAGATACATCTTCTGAAACTAGCACTCCACCAAGTACACCTAATGACGGTGGTGGATATGGAGGATACTAATGACCGAAGAAGAAATAAGGAAAGTATTTAAAGATGAATTTGAAAAGTTTTATCGTAGAAAATATCCTACTTTTCAAATAACTGGCGGTGGGCCATCTGTAAAGCATGGTAAAATTGAATACGCACTAACCACAAATGAAGGACAGATACTTCATTTTTATGAGGGTGGAGTTGGGAAGTTAGCATCAAATAGATCTTTTGAAGTATATTCTGGACATGATGCAGATGTTGCCAATGGTGAAGTAACTGGTGAGGGTGCTATTGCAATTAAACTAGAATGTAGAAATGGAAGAATACATATTGAAGCAAAATCAAGTGACATTGAATTAAATGGTAGAAATATATCCTTAGTCGCACAACAAAACATATATCTAAATGCAGGAAAAAATATTAAAACTTTTTCAGGTGCTGACACAGAAATGGTTGCAGGTGCTGATTGGACTGCTGATGCAACAAAAGAAATATTCATAAATGGTGGTGGTGCTGTTGGAATTCATTGTGAATCAGAAGTAATTCACACAAGTTCTGGACTTGACGAAGATATGGCACCTGATTTTTATCAAGACATAACTCCATTTCATGATGAAAATATTCCAGCTTTATCTAAAATTGATTCTTATAACCAAAACGACGGATAGACATGGCAATAAAAAATCTCTCTCTAGAAACAATTGGTCTACATGTTGGGTATAAAGATTACTCAAAAATTACAGCAGGTCAAATACCATACAAAAAACCTGGTGTTTTAACTTGTTCTGGTATATCAATTTTTGGAGATGCTAGTGAGGTTGGTGGACTTGCAACTGTCACAATATGTAAACCAGATTCTCAATCATCATTTCCATTTACGAATTCTTTACATGTTCAAGGTAATAGTAGATTCGTAGGAGACGCATCTAAGAAACCAAACGCTGTTTATATTGACGGTGACTTATATGTGTCTGGTTCAACAGATACTGGCAACAAAGGGAGACTTGC